TGTCTAATAGTATACGTACAATATCCCCATCAGTAGGCTCTTCAAGTCTTAGAAGTTCTTGGTATTGACCTAGTGTTATTTCGTTTAGATTCTCTGGTATATTGATTTCAAACTTCATAAATTAAAAACAAAAAAAGAGGCTCGCTGTATAACGAACCCCTTAATTATCAAAAACAAACACTAAACTATCTTTTATCGAAATAATACTTATACAATTCTTTTATCTTATTATACAGCCCCTCATTCTGTTTGTATATCATTTGTCCTTTTATTTTTTTACCTTTATAATCTACTTCTATATGGCAGTCTGGTAGTTTCTTACCATTGCTTTTAGGTATAGGTACTGGATAAATAGTTATATCGTTTTGCCAAGCCCATTCTATTGGTTCCATTTGTCATAAAGTTTTAAACCTATATAAAAGACTACCATAAAAGTTATCCCACTTATAATGGTAATTAAAGGGTTAAGAAATAAAAAGCATAGTAGCTTTATTAAAGCAAAGAATAAGCTGGTTAATAATATTATAAGCAAACAGCCTATAATGATTTGAAGTATTTTTATTTTCATAATGTTTATTTTAGTTTTATAAGTAAATCATTAGCTACTTGTTGTGGTAATTTATCAAAAAGCTGTTCAATTAAGGAACTACTATCAAAATCCGCTTCACGATAATAAATCATATCTTCTAAAACAGAAACAAACCGTTCTATAACTTCTGTCTTAACATCACGTTTTACATTTCTATAATCAATTTTACCATCTTCTGTTTTACCGTATATACGTTCTTCAATATCTTCGCAAACATTTACATTTTCGGCTATAAAATTTAACTCAAAGCCATAATTTCTTTTTACTGATATTTCCATAATGTTTATTTAAAGGGGGCTTTTAAACACCCATTGTTTTTTAAATTCCGTAATACTTGCTGTACTCACAACAAGAGCAAATACCTTGCCTACAGTCTTCTTTCTCAGACATCTTCTTTTCTTGCTCAAATATAGCATCATAGATAGCTTGTCCTCTTTTACCATAACCATCCCAACCACTTAAAGATTGTCTATGTAATGGTACTTCTTGTTTAGGTGCTTTAAACCAATCTTGTTTCAACAACCAATCTTGATAAGATTTAGGTGTATTTTCAAATTGTTCTCCTTTGTGCTTTCCAAATCTAAGTGTCATAATATTTGTTTTAGTTTGTTATTGATACTCAAATATACAACCCTTATTTAGATATAAACAAGTTATTATAAACTTTAACATAACTTTAACGTTTGGCACAAATGGAATAACATTTGTTAATGTGCTATAAACAATACCTTATCGGGTATAACTTTTAATATATATGATACTCTCCTTTGTGTGGGTCTGCTAATTGGCTAGTTAAAGCATATCTACAGCTGTCTATTGCGTGGTTCCAAGCATCAATAGGTTTGTTTAGTTTGTTACCTTCTTTGTCTTTTAACCAGATGTAGTTTCTTAATTCGTTTATAAGGTTCTTACTTCTAGCGGTTACATATACCTCATTTTGATTGATGAGGTTTATACCATATACAATACTGTCTCTGCCTTTAGATACTGGCAGCAAGGTGTGTCCATAGCTGTTTAGTTCTGCTATACTTTTAGGCTCTGCACTATCCGCATATATTAACTCTGTACTTTCGTGTGTCTTTAATAGGTTGCTAATCTCTGAGTTAAGCAAACCCTTCTGATAAAAGACCTCATCAAATATATAAGCATTGTTCCATTTGTAAAGTCTAATGTAACTCGTAGGGTCATTGCTGTACCCCCAGTCTAAACCTCCACATAGTAACCTAGCTTCTTCTGGTAGTGTGTTTAATTCTTTCCAGTCTGTTATACATACGCCTTCTAATGAACCTACTTGACCTAATCCATATACCTGCCACCAGTTAGACCAATAGGTAGATGTAGTAGCTTTCTTCTTTGCTCTCTCTATTTCTTCTATTATAGTACTTGGTAATGCTTCATTATCCTTATAAGTTAATATAACAAATTCGCTATCTGGTTCTATAAGTACTTCTTTATGAGCCCAAAATTCAGAGGTCGGGTTAAAGTCAATCCATATATCTCCGCTTGTTCTTACCGCTAATTGATTGTAAGATTCAAATGGTATATTATTAGCCTCATTAACATAAAGTACATTACGCCTAGCCCCTCTTAGCTTATCGGGTTGGTCTACACTAAAGAACTCTATGTAGCTTCCATTTACAAAGGTGTACTTTAAAGTGCTTTTATTAAACTGACCATCCCTATACACCCTAAGCATTAACATAATTTTCAAAAAATCTTTTAATGCACCTCTCCTAAGACTAGGTATGCTTTCTGCCACTACAGATATTTCCAAGTCTGGATTCTCTATAGCTTGGTTTATTAATATAGGAAGTATTCCAAAAGTCTTACCAGCAGAAGTACCCCCTTGAATAACCCTTTTACGAGCCTTTAGAGCGTACATCTTTTTAATTGCAGTAGTTACCACAAATTCATCCATAAAGTTTCTTATTCTTCTCCTATGTAGAAAATAGGTTGTTCTTGGTTTACGTTTAAGTCTCTAGTTTCTTTAGGCTTACCAGCATAGTAATTAAAATATAACTGAACAAACTTAAAGTCTCCAGCTTCTACTCCTTTTTCTAATGCTTCGTATGCTTTGCTTAACATTGGCGTTAGCTTTTCAATCATTGCAACCTCGTCACTCTTGCTGGGTCTGCCTCCTTTGTTTCCTATAGTGCCTTTGTTGTTTACTCTGTTATCCATAATCAGTTTAGATTAGTTTACTAATTAAAAACAATTTGTTTGGCTGTTTGTTAAATGGTGGTTGTATTGGTTAGTTAGCCACAATTATTTTGTTTGCATAGTTTATTTTTACAAACTCTTTGGCTATTTATATCTGTTTCTACTATTAATTGTCTTTTATCACCACAACCACCACAAAATAACAGTTCCCTTTGGTTTACAACACCAGATAAATTTAATCTTTCGTTATCAAAGCCTACGCTTATTGTAGATGAAAATACTTTGAATTTTTTTGGTATATTTTTCATATTTGATTTATAAATAATAAAAAAACAAATATTATCCATACTATAATCAAACACCAAGAACTGCTTTCTCCGCCAACAAACGTATTGTGACTTGAACTTGTATTAGGTCTTTTTTCTTTTTTCATAATTTCTCTAGTATTTCATTTTGCTTTTCTAAAAGTTTGTTTCTTAATCTTAGTTCTATTTTTATATCTTGAAGGATACACGCTATAAGCACGAATCCTACCGATAAAGTTAACCAAATAAAATATAATCCCATAATTTAAAGTATTTCTTCTAGGTTGTCCTCAAAATAATCTTTAGCTACTAACCATTGGTCTTTGTGGTTCTTCGGGTCGCTTCGCTTAATCATACACCCAGCATTATGCACCATTAGGCTTAGTGCGTATGACCCAATGAACCATATCCTTATAGTTAATGCTTGTAGTTTCTTCTTTACCATTACCATCCTTAGTTATTAAGGTGTCATATTGGTATTGTTCATCTTCTATTTTCACAAACTCTTTAGCTTCTTTGCCCTTGCTTTGTGCATACTCTCTAAATAAATTTCTTCCGTTCATTTTGTTTTATTTAGTCGTTAATTTATTACCATTATTTCATTTCCTTGATTATCTTGTAATGCTACTAAACCAAATTCAGAGTCTAGTCCGTTTAGTATGTCTATTTTCCGTACTGTGTTTATTATTCTTATAAAGTTATTAGGGTCTATGTTACCTCCTTTACTTATGTAGTAGTTATATAGTAGTTGGTAGTCAAACTGTTTTTGTTTTCTCATTAGTATATATTGGTCTTTCATTTTATGGCTCTATTTTTTTTACTCTTTAATCCAGTCTAATTTATTCCCTTTAGCGAAATTATCAAACGCCCATAAAGGTTGTAAGTTAGTATAATGACATAGCTTAATAATTTCTTGTTCTGTTTCGGCAGAGGCTAGAGGTATTATATGGTCTATGTGCCATTCTCCTATATTATCCCAGTTCATTCCATCTACAAATTTAGCTTCCATAAAAGCCTCTACTGTTTTCCAATTAGCCCCTAGTATTTTTTCTGTGCTGTTTTTCTTTTTATATCCTTTGTATTTAAAAAACATTCCAACTCTGCCTCTAAGCCTCGACCTTAATCTTCTAATTGGATTAGAATTGTGATAGTTAACTTTGTATTCATTTACTTTTTCTTTGTTTTCTTGATAGTATATCTTTTGATATTCAGCTATCTTTTCTTTATTTTCTTGGTGGTATTTTTTATTGTAAATCTTTTGATGTTCAGCTATCTTTTCTTTGTTTTCTTGATAGTATTTTTTATTGTAAATCTTCCTTTCTTCTTTATTTTCTTGATTATATTTCTTCCAATATGCGGATAATCGCTCTTTATTTTCTTGATTATATATCTTATGATTTGCGGATAATTGCTCTTTATTTTCTAAATAATATTTCTTTTTGTAAATCTTTGTTTCTTCTTTGGTCATAGTTCTGCCCCTTCCATTTCTTTTATTACTACTGGCTCTGCCTCTTTACCTATCATTAATAGCATTGCGTTTATTCTTTCTATTGCTTTACTAAATTGTAAAGGAGTTAAGTTGTTTAGCTTAGGTTGTATGTTAGTGTCTGTTATTATTTGTGTCTCTATTTTTTGTTTTAATTCTTTATTCTCTATTTTTAACAAATTATTAATTCTAAGCACTTCTACCATCTGTAATTCATCAGAGTTTAAATCTATTTGATTAAAATCATTTATAGCCCTTTTAATAGCCTTATTTGTTATAGTAGGAAAAGTATTACCCAAAGCATTTAAAACGGCACAGTGGTCTTTATTTACATACTCTCCTATCTCTCTTAGGGTAAGGTTAGTATTCTCTCTGCATAGATAATAAAACAATGCTCTACCTTCTGCATATTCTCTTTTTCTGCTTCTGCTGCTTATGTCTATATTTAAGTAATTGTTTACATAGTTGTAAATGTCTTTTATCATATTTCTAATTCTTTTTCTATTGATTGCATTGTGTTACTGTTGGCAAATTCAAGTGCTTTGTAAACACCAGCACATTTTAGGTATTGTTCTTGTTGTATTAAATAAACTAGCATCTCTTCTATTATGTAAAGAGGCGCACCGTTGTATATTTGTTCTAAAGCAATAAGATAAAATTCTTCTTTGATGTTCATTTATGGCTCTATTTTTATTCCGTTCTAAGTTTTAAAAGGTTATAACAAAGTAAGTACCTTTCTCTTGCTTTGCTTTTATGTATTTTTTTAAACAATTCAAATACCTTTCTAGTGTACTGGTATTTAGTTATACAATCAACTAGGTATTTTTCAGTAAACTTAACACCATATCCTTTACAATAGTTTACATTATCAGCAGTATCTCCTATTATCATTTGCTCATAGAAGTTATATAAGGCTTCTTCTTCTGTTATATCGTGTACGCATTGGTGCTTTTGGTGGTAATTATACATTAAACAAGGAAACTGCTTATAGTCTTTATCTATGCTAACTATCATTACCTCATTCCTTCCGTACTCTTGGGTCATATTAAACCAATACTTAGCTACAACGTCATCTGTTTCTACACCAG